CTTATAACCTCGCCATTAATAACTTCGTGATATTCAATAGGCACAATTGCTTTGTAGAACATTTTGTTGCCCTTATCACTTCCGGTTTCTTCAATCGTCATAAGCCATTCTTTTAAGTAAGTGTTTTTCATTTTACTTCCTATTGCCCGTAGGGCGGTTAGTTATTATCTTTAATTTTTTGAAGTAGGTGTATTTTTAAATCTTTTTCCCAATGCTTAACGTCGTTAGCTGCACAATATTTAGCAACCTTAAAATCATTTTTTGTCCAACCGTATTTCTTTAACTCTGCTTTAAGTGTTTTTATTTTTAAAGTTTCTTTCATATTACTCACCTTCCTTAATCATTTTTTTGTTCCAAACTTCTAAAGAAACTAAAAGGTGGTCAATTCTGTTTTCTAAATATAACTCATGGTCACGGTGTACCTCTAAAGCCCTTACCGCTTTCAATTCGTCTGCGTCTGCAATTAGTTTTTTTGCCAGTTCTTGAATTGCGTCTAATGGTGCTGTTGTCATGTTCTTGCCTTTTTTAAAGTCGTTGTTAACTTGTTTTCTAAAACCAATTTAACAGATACCACGCAAAATGAAAGCAAAACCCGCGTCCATGTAATAATTACAAGTCCTGGAAATTACAGCAAATAGGCGAGAAACTTGTTTTACTAGCTATTTTAAAGCGATTAAGCGAGCATTTATAAATGGTTTATTTATATCTAGATATTGATCCAACACCTAAACACCGTCCGCGATTCGCTAGACGGGGCAACAACGTGTCCACTCATTCGGATCCTAAAGACGTAGCGTTCAAAAAAGCTGTTCAGGCCATTGCAAGGGGACAATTAGACTACCCTTTAGAGGGCGCCCTACGTTGTGAAATAGTATTCTTTATAAAGCCCCCGAAAACTATTAAGACAAAATACCCGATTAACAAAAGAAGTGGTGACGTTGATAACCTAGCTAAAAACTTACTAGACGCGCTCAACCCTTCCCCGGGCTTTCCCGGTGCATACGCTGACGACTCACAAATTATTTCACTAACGGCGTCTAAATATTATAGAGAAATATCAGGGATAGAAATTAAACTCTATTCACTCAATTAGGAAAACCCATTATGGAAACGCAGTTAATTCCCGTTAAAGAATTTAAAGAATACCTAGAGGAATTATGTCAGTCCCGCGTAGTCGAGGCCGTGAAAGGTATTGAGGCGCTAGGTTATATTGATTCTGACCGGGGCTTGTTTTGTTATGAACGCTCTAGGCTTATATCCCTAAAGGATCAATTAAAAACCAATGAAGAATGGTTAAGAGCAATTAACCCTGAATATCTAGGCGTCCAGTAAATTCTCCCCATTGGGAGATAATCCCGAAAAATTTGAGAAAATCCCGAAAAATACCACTCCGGGGAGAATAACCCCGTCAACGTCCATGTTTCGGGGGCTATAAGAAAGGCTTGGAAGTCGTAGCTTGATGCTGCACAAATATTATTTCAAGTTACTAACGTGAAGGTCTACTTACAATTAGTGTCTTTATTCCTCGCCACTAGGTTGGGAGTCAGGTTCTAGGGTATGTTCTAAACCATTTTCGTAATAGTCCATATCCGAATCAGGTAAGCCGTCATAAAACGCCTTAAACCGCTTCTTGAATACCCTGCGCTGTTCCCTACGTCTAGCCTTACGGGGTTGTTGTTTCTTTTGTGGCTTGTTGTTGTATTTCACTTATATTTTGACATTAAGTGAGTCAGAGAATGCCGTTCAATATCGAACATTCCCGCTTTAACATTCCTTAATATAACCGTCCCCCTAAAGTGGTGGTTATTAGGCCCTTTATATTCCTCGTCATGTAAGTAACAAGATCCGGCAATTAGGGCGTGAATTGTTTTGTTATCAAAAGTTAATTGTTCAGCGTAGTCAAAACCTTGTTGATGGCCGGCTACACATGAGGCGTGTCTTTTTTGTAATAATTGTTTTGCTGTTCCTATTGGTTTTCCGGAATTGTCGTTAGGGAAGTAATGAGAAAAATTAACCCCGCCGATTTTTAAGACTTTTAAAAAAGGAATTACTTTATTCCACCGGCTATGATCCGGGCGGAAACGTCTAATCAATTCCCTTAGATTCGAGTCACCAAAATCAAAAGCCTTGCGGATCCTATCCTCATGGTTACCCGCCAACCTATAGCGTTTTGTTTTCGATTTATATATAGGCCAGAATTCTTTTAACCATTGGAAAAATTCATCGTCTACTTGGTTACCAATTTCAATGTCCTCTATAAAGTTGAAAACCTCATGGGACTTTTTGCCCTTATCGTAATAACTTAAAGATTTCATATCGTAAAAATCACCCATATCAATTATAATGTCGGGCTTTACCTCTGCGATATGACGGGCAATGCTTTTGTTATAGTGAGTTTCTACGTCGGGCCTAACTTGTCTATCGGGTATTATGTATATATCCATATAGAAAAGTTTAGAGAATAAAAACTAAAAGTCTATTACCTGATCGTTTTGATAAACATAAGGGGAATAATTTATAATAGAATCTATCTTATTAATGAAACGGTTTGTTTCTTCTGTTGAAAAACTGACCTCGTTAATTTCGTCCTCGGGGCCATAAGTTTTAATCTGATATTCTAGAGGTTCCCCTATGTCATACGCATTGATGCATTCGTAACAATAAATATCATCATAGGGGCTTGTTATAGTAACTAAAAATAAGAGCAGAATTATTTTCCTCACTCTTAAAGTTTAGTCCCTGAAAATCTTAATGTCTAAAGCGGCGGCGGAATTATAAATATTGTTTAATACTGTTCTTAAACACTCACCTTTTTCCGTGTCATGACATTGTTTTTGTTCTTTTTCTAATTCGTCCACTAGATCTATTAAGTGTTGCCGATATTTATAACCATTAACAGCGTTATAATATTCCTTATGATCCACGGGCAAGCTGAATTCTAAAATTCCTTTCATAGTTGTTTCCCTTATAGGTTTTGGTTTTTCATTCAAAAAAGATTCGTGCCATGCGTGTCCACTTTCCATTAATGAACACCGTAACGTTTCAGGAAAGCCCCTATTTTTTCGGGTGTTATAAAATCACTTTCAACGTCAATAAAATACCACTCAACTAGAATAGTTTTTCTAACTCCATGATCCCGTCCGGCGTCTAGAACACCATAGGCGCGTGAGTGTTTTGTTCCTTTCTTGATTCCTCTATTAATATGGTCAGGAAATTCAAGGGCCATTGCCGCAACAGTTCTTTCAGCAAAACGTTTTGATTCAATCACGCCATCTAAGTACCAAACTTCAAAACCCATAGCCCTAGAGTTATATGAATTACAATGCATAGAAATTATTTCATTACAGTCTGCCTCTGCAAGTTCTTCTGCCGCGCCTCTGCGCCCGCGTCCCTCGTCTCTAGTGGCGTAAGTAAGTCCGGAAACTTTTGCAGCTTTTAGATTCAATTCGTATTCCTCTAGAAACTTGTCCCCGTCAATGTCGTATTCTTTTATGTAAGTTCCATATTCAACTGACCACTCTGCCGAACTTGGAAACCAATCTTTATTGTTAGCGCCTTGATCCTTTAAAGAATGCCCGATTAAAAGGCCCGTCTTTCTACGTCTCTGTTCCGTTGTTGAGGCGGGCGCCTCTGTTGGTTTAACATATTCGCGTTTCATACATTTAAACATTCTAAGTCCTTTGTTATAGGTTATTTTTACAATTATTCTAATATTGTCTTTACAGGCTTGTATATAAAATTATAGCTTATTCGCATGACACCGATTAGTAATTATAGATTAGAGAAAAAAGATAAGTTATTTTTAAAGTCACTTGGTTTTGGAAACGAAACTAGAGGTTTAAGGGCGGCTTTAGAATTGATTGAAATGACTATAGGAATTAAAGAAGCTATTAAGCTTGTAAGAATAGGCCAATTAGGTCTTAAAACGGAGGAATAAAGAATGAATGGTATTAACAAATTTATGGGAATAGGAAACTTAACCCGTGACGCCGAATTAAAACAAACTAACAACGGTAAAGCTGTTTCAAATTTTGGAATTGCTATTAATGAAGGTAAAGACAAGGTTACTTTTCTTGATGTTAGCTTATGGGGAAAGTCAGCAACGGCAGTTTCAGAATGGTTAACTAAAGGTAAGCAAGTTTTTATCGAAGGTTCCCTAGAAATTCAATCATGGGAAAAGGAAGGCGTTAAAAAAAGTAAGGCGGTTATCAATTGTTTTAACATTCAATTGTTAGGCGGAATAGATAAACAGGATCAAAAACAAATTGTTCAAGATTCTAAACCGGCTAGTTTTGAACCTAACCTTTCTGACGTTCCTTTCTAATGAGTATTTACAAAAAGTATTTTGCCTTTCAGAATACTGTTAAGAACCCTAAGAAAGATTCATCTAACCCGCATTTTAAAAGTAAGTACGTTGATCTTGAAGGCCTGTTAAATACTGTTAAGCCCGCGCTTGAACAAAATGGTCTTATTATGATTCAAACTTTTGAAGAACAAAACGGGATTAGTGGATTAGCTACTAGGCTACTAGAAGAAAACGGACAAGGATCTATTGATTCTTTTATTCCTATAAACCCTGACAAAAGCAATATGCAAGGTTTTGGATCTGCCGTTACTTACTTACGCCGTTACTCTATTGAAACAATATGCGGGATATGTGGAACTTTAGACGACGACGGAAACGGTGCAACGGGAAACGTTAAAGCATTAACTAACGCGGAAATTGCAGCGCAGTTAAGAACAATTAACCTGAATAAAGCAAGGGCCGCATATTCTAAAGCGAATACAGTGGACGCAATTGCTTTAGCGGCATGGTTAGCTAGTAAAGGAATGACGACCGCTGACATTGGAAGTTTATCGAATGACGGGCTTATTCAATTTACAAAAGAAGTTACAACACATTTTGAAATTTAATTCTGACTATATCCGAGTATAGTTAGATTCTAAAAGACGGGCGTTAGCTTTGCAGTGGCGCCCGTTCTAGGATCCTTATGACACATGATAAATTAGAACCTGAATTTTGGGACTTTCATAAAGACGGGCTTTATTGCGGTTGGTATAAACAAAAGCCTCAAGTAAAAAACTGTATAGATATTGCTTTAAGAAAACTATATGGGAAAGATTCGCATAAACCTACCGGGGCAAAACGCTCTGATTTTAGAAAAAAATAACTAATTCTTTTTCCACTTCTTGCATCGGTTAATTAAAAGGTCTTGAAAGTCCCTTTCTTTAGCGTAGTCCTCTGCTTTTATTCCTATTAGCTTTTTTGGAAATTCCTCGTCACGTTTGCATAACTCGAAAACTTCCCCGTTCTTTTTCCACTTAATGCATTCGGCGTCAGTCTTATAGAGGGTAACTTCAAAAGTTCTTTTAGGTGCTGCACTAGTGCAAGCTACTAAGATAAAAGATAGAACAAATAGTTTTATGAGTTTCATTTTCCTAATTCCTCTAAAGCATCTAGTTCAGCTTGCTCGTCTTTTTCGCCGATTGCTTTTATAAGTTTTCGTCTAGCGTTCTTTTTACTGTGATAAGTAATATCGTCAACCTTACCGCTCAACCACTGGAAAGTTTCCCATAGTAACTTAATTATTTCTAGAACCGCTCTTATGTTTCCGAACATTATAAACACCTCAAGATAAAAATAAAAAGGCCCGTCATAATTAACAGGCCTAGTAACATTGTAAAGCCTTTGTCTGACATTACTTTTTTACGTTTGGAACTTTTAGAAAGTCCATAACTTTTCTAACGAAACTACCAACGCGCTCAACTGCGCCGTCGTCTTTTTTAGTCGGCGTGATTCTTACAACAACTTCTGCCGCCGCCACAACACTAGCAACAGCTAAAAGAACGTCTTGATAGTTGGCCGTAACCCATTTAAAAATTTCCATATTTTACTCCGTGTTTAGAGTGTTATCACTCTGTTATTCAATAATGTTATATAGTGCCACTTGGTAACCGTTCCCGTCTAGGTCAGTCCCCGGCCCAACCCAGAATTCCGTCTGAAACATTGGATTAATCGCGCTTAATCTAACATAAACAGATCCGGCAGACGCGGACGTTACGTTAACAGCGTCACCCGGTTGTAATGTTACCGCTATTTGTGTAGCTGTTGAAATAGCTTGTGAGGTTCCTAAATACAAGTGAGGTTGTGGAATTGACGAACCTGTTGGCGTTATATCTATAGACGCCGTTCCCGATTGATACATGACACCTATCATGGCCCATGGCCCGGGATTAATATACTTGTCCCCGGTTGTTGATGTGTCTAGCCCGACTGAAGTGTGTGCTGTTGCTTTTATAACCGCAACAGAATCAATTTCAAAATCTGCCGATAAATTTGTTACGGTAACTTTTGCATAATTCCCGCTAGGAATAGTGTAGCTAGAACTTTTATGCGTATTACTTACCGGTTGATTATTAAATGGAATTAGTAAAGCCATGATTTAAGATCCTTCCCCTATGCAATACATAAAGAACTTTCCTAGGCCCGCGGGCTTGGAAGTAATGTTTAATTGAATATAGTCACCCTCAACAACTGCCGCATTGGTAGCGTTAAGAACTTGATTAATTGATTCGTCAAAATCGTCAGCGGTTGAAAAATCTATTGAGGGTTTAGTTGTAAAAATCGAAGTGCTACTTGAAAAGTCAGGCCCGTCCCCGGCGCCCGTTGCTTTAACAATATCAATTTCAAGTGTCCCCGATGTTATGGCCGTTGTGTCGTCATAGATTGCAATAACAACGTCAGTTATATCAATAGTTGAGTCGATTCTAATTTGTGAAACACCTGTTGCCACTGTGAAACTTGATGCGCCTAACACTGGTAACGACCAAAAACGCGCCTTGCTTGCGCCCGCCTCAACCGTTGTAACTCTACTGTCTAGGTCGTCCTGATTATCTTTTATAGTTTGAAAAAGGCTTTTTAAAATTGGTTTTCCAACTGCAATTAAAGCCGCGCTTATTGTATTGAAGGCCATATTTATCCTATTATGTTAGTTCCTAATTCCGCGTCACTTGTAACGTCAGGAACTTCTAGATCATTGTCTACCATGTAACCGTTTTTAATTTTCTCACTAGCTGTTGCGCTTGTAAAATCATTAGCAGAGTCGGGCGTTATACTAGGAACTCTATTAAATACGTTAGATAGATCATTAAATTCTAACACCGTACTATTTCCATCAAGCTTAATTTTATTTACAATTCCTATTTTCTGTCTATCCCGTCCGCCGAATCTTTTATAGATCCTATCTAGGTTGATCCAAACTTTATCATTAAGGCTTTTAGTAGCTAGGTTTAACTTTCCTTTAATAGTAATAGTTGATTGACTCAATGAATTATAAAGAGCATACCGTTCAGCTATCTCTAGGGCGTCGTTAGCGGCGTATAAATAGACCGTAACGGCTAACTCTTGCCTAGAACCAATATAGTTATCAACAAAATCTGATTCATTTATAATGGCTTTAAAAGAGTCCTCACCTGTAAATCGGTCAACAAACGGGCGATATTTTAAAATCACCTTTCTAATAATTTCGTTTCTACTTCTTACGGTTGGTTCGCCTATAATGTCATGCTGTTCTAAAGCCTCAAGTTCCTCGGGTTTTTCAGGCGTCAGGATCCTATAGACCATTTCAAAATCTGAATTACTAACAAGTGATCCAAAAACAGAGGCGTTCAGTTTAGTAACGACCTGTTTAATTGTCGGCGCGTCTTTCCCTAAAGTTTCAGGGATAACCATAGATATAGTAAAGGGCGCGTCACTGTCTGCCTCTGTGAAAGACGCGGCGTTAATGTTAGTAGCGGCAGAGTCGTTTTCTAGTAAATGTTTAACAGCATCGGACGCAGTTTTAACCCACGTTCCCGCTGACTCATAACCTATACAGTTAACAGTAATTAAAGAGTCGTCCCCGATTAGATCCGGGTTTTTTCTATATGCACTAGAACTTTGTGTTGATCCGGCATAGGCCACTCTTAATGTTAAATCATTTTCCTCTACGCTTAGAATTTCATACCAAGTTGTGTGAGTAAGGTCGTCAGATTGTAACCAATCACGCGGCTTTAAATAATCTATTAGGTTAACGCCCGTGGCGGTTACGTTCCTAGAGGCGTTTGTAAATGTAATAGTTCCGGGCATTGTTCTTCTAGGCGCCCTATTAAATTCAGCTAGAACGTTAAGGTTTAAAATTCCCTCTGTTGTATTGGTAACCGTCCAGTCAGAATTTATAAAGGCCTCTGTTTTATTTAAGAAAGCTTTAGAAATAGGATTACGGGTTACCGTCTCAACACCTGACGGCGTTCCACTTGGAATGTTTTGTCTCAAGGTTACATTGTTTCCTGAAATTCTTTTAATGTTAACGTCGAAACCGTCAACGTCTATAAGATCCCCGGCGAAAAAGTCAGCGCCGTCCGTTAGTACAATTCTATTAGGTTGGGACGCGCTTGCTATTGTCGTCGTAGGTTGTCTTAATTTATGTCCGGCAATATGCCAATTTCTGTTTTTCTTACGCCATGGCCTGTCGGGGTTAATAATTGCCGTCTCACCACTAAAGCCTGACTCAACTTCCTCGTTAACAATAATAGAAGTGTCGCTTGTTACTTCCTCAATAGAAACGCTTACTGTCTCTAGTGCAAGTTCTACAATTAAAGTATCACCCGGGGAAAGCTCGTCAAGGAATGAAGTTCCAACACCTGTAAAGATATTAGTCCCGGACGCGCTTGAAACAGTCCCGGTCAATGTATAGCCGTCTAGAGTGTTATCAATAGGCGCGCATTTTACACCGTCAACTTGCCCGTAGATCCTACGTTTTGGCGTATCAATAAGAGAGTCAGGAACGTCCCCGTCAGCAACGGTAAAAACGTCAAGGTTAACGAATTCACGCAGACGATAGATATAGTCCTTACAATTAAAATCTATTTTACTAGGACTGAATGTTTTGTCTTGAATCTCACCAACAAAAAGAACTTGCGCCTCTGTCACTGCAATACTTGGTGACCATGAGTAAATTCGTATGTTCTTATTCTCATAAAAGAGAGTGTCGAAACTATCGTCAAACTGCGCTGACGTATTATCTAGAGTTACTTTAGTAGCTGATTCTAAAGCAACGCCGGTTTGTTCCTCGTCTAATTGTTTCGTTACTGCCGAATTACTTTTAAGATAAGGTAAATAAGGAACAACCGCGCCCGTGTTTAAATCATAAGGTAAATCAAAAGGCCCACTAGAAAAGAATTGTCTATAATATCCTACAATGTTTTTAGTGTTAGGGTTTGAATTATCTGACATTCTAATATAACAGACACCTGATTCAATATCATAAAACCACTCACCCGCATTAAGCGCAGCACTAGAGGCCTCTGTTAAAGAAGTTGTTGCGTCTTTTATATCAATAACAAAATAGTCTGTTGTTCTTTTATAAATAGCGCCGCTGTCTAACGTCCATATTAACAACCGTTCCGCCGGTTCGATGTGACATAAAATAACTTTTTCACTTCTTGATGCGCCCTGAAAGTCTGAATAAGTTGTTGTCATTATTTTCTTCTCTCTAGTAGTCGGTCTAATTTATTGTTAAGAATATCCGTTTTCCTATCCACTCTCAAGATTAATTCTTTATGGCTTATCTCTTTACTCTGCAATACTGCAATTGCTTTACCAAAATCTATCGAACTAGCATAAACCCAAGCTAGGCCGGACGCCATTATTGATAAAATTGCGGACGCTATTAGTTTCATCATACTAGAACCTAGTTGTTGCCACGGTATTGTTTAACTCTGTTAATTGAATAAAAGTTTCGCCGTAAGTATTATCGCCTAATATAGTGTCAGAAAACGGTGATATTAATCTGAAATAAACGCTAGTTGTAACCGCTCTAAATGTAAGGTTAACACCCGCCGAACCGTTTTGTGCTGTTCCACTTCCATTAGACCAGTCAAAAATTATTCCGTATTCCGTTCCCGCGCCTGACGCGTTTGAATAAACAATTACTTTCAAAGCAGTAGCGAAATTAGAGTAAATAAAACCGCCTAGTCTATAGTATTTTCCGATTTCTAAATTACTAAAAGTCAGATCTGCCATATCACTAGTAGACGAAACATCTGCCGTGAGTAGGTTGTTTTGATAAATGTCTATTGCTCTAGTTGAAAGTGAAACATGAGTAAAGCTTAAAGTTTTTAAACTAGAAAACAATTGGTTTTGAAAACCATATCTAACAGCGTCGCAATTTTCCGGGACGTATATACAAGCAATTAATCTTTTTACTTCACTTGAAGTTGTGCAAGCATAGATTAGATCTGACGACGTTGAAAGAACAGTATCGTTAGTAGAGTCGTGAAATAAAAATTTCATATCTGCCGTGTTACCCGAATAAGTATAATCTAGAACTATAGTTATAAGGCGTCCGTTTTGATTTTCCTCAAGTGCAATTTCGTCCGATAAGAAAAAGTCATTAGTTCCCGCGCCGTTAGTTAGAAACCCAACAGTCCTTTCACTGGAAAAACTACCACCTTTAGAACTTGTAACAAGCCCCCCGGCCATTGATCCGGTTCCCGCATTATCAGGCGTGGCAGCGTTCCCGGTTACACTGAAAAACGTGCTACTTGTAACTGAAAAATCTTCACTATAAAAGCGTTCTAATATAGGTAAACCGGCAGCACCCGCGCCCACTTCTGTTTCTGTTCCCGCGTCGTCGACGGTATAAAGTTTGCCGTCAGTGTTTGCATATATTTTTTTATATCCACTCGACGGGGTTGAGGGTGTTGTTATTTCTTTAACCGTTAAAGCATCGTCTAACGTTTTGTTTGTTAATGTTTGCGTGTTAGTTGTTCCAACAACCGCGCCTGTTGCTCCGTGGGCCACTGTTGCTGAAATATGAGAATCAAGAACAGAGTCGGCGGCTACTTCTTGCCATGCCGCTGCGCCTGTTGAAACGTCTGTTGCTCTAAAGAAAGCCCCACTAGAAGTGTTAAGCCATAAACTTAAAACCTCATAACCTTCCGTGTTGTCATTACTAACGCCCGGATCCCCCGCCTCTGCATTATCTAAAGCGCGTTCAGTAGTCCGCCAATTTGTTCCGTCGTAAACTTTTTCTACGTCTAGAGTCGTGTCCCAAAACACCGAACCCGCAACGGCAGTAAAAACCGCCTCATAAGCTGCGTTGTTTGCATAGGCCTTATAGAAAGAAGCAATTGCCCCCTCTGCCGTGGGTTGTGATCCTGACGAAAACCCGTCATTAAAATCTATTACTTTTGTCATATTGAATCCTGTCTTGTTAATAATTGGAATGATCTAGGAAATTGTAGCGCGCTAGTGGCGTCGTCGTTAGTAATAACGTTTGTTAAATGCTCATGTTCTTTTATCCAACCTAAATAACTAGCGTCAGAATAAGTATAGCCCGAACTAGAAAGTTCTAAAGTGTAGTCACCATTTTCTAGGAAGGTCGGAACAGTAATTGAAAAATTTTTCCATATCCTTACATAGTCGTTAGCTGTTGAAATATCTGTTTTTAATTCCGCCGCTGTAAATGTGTCACTAAATAAAGTTGTGGCACCGTCTAATAGTTTAAATGTAAATGTTCCGGCGGGGCTATTATGTGAAAGTATATAAGGGCGAATAGCTACAAGATCTAGTCTATTGTTTTTGAACACTGTAAATGTTTGTGACAAGGTTGTTTCTAACTCGTCAACAACTAACATAGTCATTACTTTTGTTCCCTTAAAGAAAACTCTATAGTCCAGAAACCTGAATTAGTGTTAACCATACCCGGTTCAGCTGCGAATTTATAGAACCCACTAAACCGGTCAGAGTCGTTTGAAATTACATTACTACTATCGTCAAAATGTATGAACATAGGTTTAACTGTTCTTCTATCATCGTAGACGCTGAAAAATTGATCTAGCTCCGTTGTGTCCACGACCTTCATTGAAAGCCCGGTAAGTTCTTTTTGTTGGCCCATATCGTCTATAAATTCCTGACCGTATATTGTCTTAGAAACTTTCTTTAGATCCTTGTTGTTATATTTCCAATTATAGTCAATTCCGTTTGTTGAAATATCGACGGCTTTACCTATAAAAATGTTAGCAAGTTCGCAGTAACCAAGTGATCCGGTAACTACAAAACGCCAAAACCTATAAGACTGTTCCGTTATAGATTTAAGTCCTATGCCATGAGTAGAATCAAAGGTTAAAGTTGTTGAGTAGCTAGGTGCCCCCCATGAGTCAGTGGCGTTTGCCTCAACTGTAATAGTTGAAACACCGAAACCATTTTTCCAATTATCTACAATAGCTAAGTAGTCAACAGGTTCCGTTGATCCAAGATCTATAACAACGTTGTCTGAATTAGTTGTTGATCTGAAAGTCTTAGTTCTAAAGTCGTCTTGTATATTAGAAACAGGATATTGAGCGTTTTCTGTAGACGCTGTTAACGTTGCTGTTTCAACTAAATTGTTTGATAAAAATTTAATCATATTGCTACCTGAAAGCCGTCACGTTCCGCGTTTCTTACGGCCCGTGCTATTTCCTTGTTATCAACTTGTAGAATTATAGGTTGATTAACTAACGCCGCTATTGTTTCGCCGTCATTACTTCCCGTGGATCTGTTATTAATATCGTCAAACAAGTTACGTTGTTGTGAGGCATTCAAAAACATTTCACCACGACGGGCATTGATATTAACATTGTCAGGCCCCGCGCTTGCGCCTGTAAAGCCGCCGACTACACCACCATTTTCAAAACCCGGAGGGGACGCGCTTGCTATTTTAGCGCCTTGAACTGCCATTGCTGCGCCTACTAATCCCGCTAGAATAAAATTGAACGGAGGCGGCGCGGATCCTAAAGCTTTTGAAACGGCGGAAACTGCATTAATTCCATGGTCAGCAATTGCCGCTGCCTTACCGATTGCAAAACCTTCCTTAGATCCTGACTGTTGTAATGTAGCAATTGTTCCTAAAGCGCCTTTAAGTGAGGCAACTTTTTCTTTTTGTGTTTGTTTATCCCAAGCTTTTTGAAACAGAAAGTTTTGTTCAGCGGCTTTCTGTCTTGCTTTTTCTGCGTCGTCTCTAGTCTTTTTTAATAGTATCTGTTTATTTTTTTCTGACTGAACAATTCTTAAATCAGTTCCCTCTTTAACGGTAGCCTCTGAAAGTATTGCGGTGTTAATTGTTTCCGTTACCATTGTAACGTTTTCCGCAAGTTCTTGTTGTCTCATTATTCTGTTGGCCACTTCCTCGTCATTCGCAAGCCTAGCTAGTTTTGTAACTTCTATACTTCTTAAAACTGACGCTTGTAATGAATCGGAGGCCTCTGTTGATAACCCTAGAAAGTTTTGAACACTAGAGACGGCACCAATAAGCCCCGCACTAAATTCCTGGAGGCCTTGCAATGCCGCAAGTGATCCGTCTACTAGGAAGTTCATAAAGTTTTTTGTTGATACTAGAACAGCGTTGAATTTTATAACAGCTTGTCCCGCGAAGTTTATACCACCTGTTAAGGCACCAATTAAAACACCCTCTGCGTAACTTCTTATTGTCTCTGAATTTTCTTTAACTATTCCGTCTAGTGCAAGAACGCCTTTTGATAAACCTTTAATTGCTGCGATAACAACGGGGCTTTGTGTGATAGTGAAACCTAAAGTTTCTTGTAAGTCACCAAACGTGTTTGACGCCTGTTCAATTGCTCCGCTGAACGTGCTAATTTGTGACTCTGCCGCGCCTTTGAATTTCTGCGCTAGTAGGTCAATACCTAACCCGGCTTTTAATTGTTCCGCTGTTAAGTTTTTAAGTTCCGGTATTACTTCACCAAGTTCCCCGGCGTAACCGCCTAGTGTTTTTGATATGTTCCTGACGGCGCTATTAAGATCAATGTTTAATGCGCTTGCCATATCTGCCGCTGCCGCAAGAACTGTTTTTGATTGTTCACCCGTTGCGCCCATTGATTGAGCGAAGGCCATTTGTGAAAGTATAGCCTCGTCACCAAACTTACTGACCTGTTGCAATTCGCTTGCAAACTTTTGCATTTCTAAAGACGTTTTCTTGCTGAATTCCCCGCCTCTGACTAAAGCGTTATTAAGGTCGTTTATTGCGTCCTCTTGAACACTGGCGGCGTCTGTGAGTGTTCCAATTTGTGAAACCATGGCTTTCACGCCGTCAGTAATTAACCCAAGTCCTTTAAGTGCTGCGCCCGCCGCAAGATTGCCCGCGAATGATGCAAAGGCCATGTCCATTTTTTTAGCGCCCTTACTTGCCTTGTCTGTTGTTGTATCAATACCCCGAGTCAATTTAGTCAACGCTCTTAAAGCATCTTTTTCCTCAATGGTAATTTCAACGCTTACCTCGTTTGCCATTATATTTGTCCATTTTTTTAGTTTGTTCGGTGTTGTATTCTTCTTTTAAATTATGCACTAATTCCATAACCTCGACAAACTTCGCGGGTTGTTCCAATAGTCCCCCACTATAAGGCATTAATCCCTCTGCAAAACTGTTGACCATGTTAATCAAGTTTAATGTTCCGGAATTGAATAAATTAGGCGGGCAAGTGCTGTATTTTATAACAGCGTGTCCGGTCATTGAATGCGTAGGGCGATATTCAAACAAGGGTTGAGGCGCAACAGTTCGGCAATTCTTTTGCTTAAACATTGCGTCTCTTTTATCGGGTTGTCTCGGATATTTCGCCTTACACATGGTGCAATTGAAATTATGGTTAGTGGCCACCATAAAAGTTGAAACAATTTCTATGTAGTCAGCATCGGTAACGCCTGAAATAGTTGTGATCTTAAAACATAAAGCGTCTATTATCGGGTTAACGATGCGGCTTATTTTTTCTTGCTCCGTGAGCTTATCACTTCCAACGTAACGCCTTTAAGTGGCTTACCCTCATCATTAAGAACCTTATCAGGTATGCCGCTTAGAATCTGCCACGCGCATGACACTAGCTCGGGTTTTTGTGGAATAGTAAAAATATCCGAAACGCATTCGTCAGTTAAACAGTCACCCTCAAAATCAAGTTCATATTTTTCATTATCATAAGTAGTAATACCCTCAACATCTTTTAAAGAATGTTTAATATAGAGGTGTTGCGCTTTTGCATAATCAAAAACAGAAGTCCCGCCACTCATAGTCGTGCAAGAAACAATTTCTCTTTTTCTGTCGTTTGAAAGTGGCGCTAGAAGAAATGTAACCTTTCCAACCTTAACTTTAACTCTGTCACTTAACCTTAGAATGTTAACCATGAAAATGCTCCTATGTGTTGTTTAACAAATTAAATCATTAACAACGCATAGGAACAATAGTTATTTCTACATAAACCCAAGAAAAACGGAGTCACTGCCTAGATTTCTATGACATTTTACTGCCAAGCTATCTGAAACTATACCGTCTGTGTCTGCAAAAGGGTGTTCAATTAATTTACCTTGAGGTAACCAACCCGCAACGGCCTCTGAGAATTCACCCGCTGTTGCGCTTGGATTAAAAGCATAAAAGAAAATAGAAACGTCGTCATTCGCGTTGAAATTGTCCCACGTTGTAAGGGTTGTATCGTCTGAATAAACTGACGCGTTGAAAGTTGTTGTCTGACTCGTAACTCTAGATCCTAGTTTTCCGTTAGCCTGACAAGCGTCTTTCATAAAGTTAACTTCATTCTCAATGTTTAAGCCTAGTTCAGTATAAGAAACAGACGTTCCGTTAACCCATAGGCAAGCCTCTAAAGCTACCGGAGGTAATGCGTCGGCAGTAAAGTCCGGAGTATATGAACCGGCGGCAGAAGTTCTTTCAAGCGATAACCCGCCCATTGCAAAAGACGCTGTTGGAATTGTCCCCGCTGACCAGTTTTCTAAAGTCATACTTGAAGTTCTAAGTCCGCCTACTGTCTGCTTAATTTCGTTACCTACATTATGTTCCGCTGAAAAAGTTGAACTGTTGGCCGTGTCAGAATAAAAAGTTGATACTGCCGAAACAGTTACACCGTCTGACGGCGCTCCATTATCTAAAGCAAAAGGAAATGTGATAGTTGTTGCATCAACGGCAGAAATAGGACGACACTCAAAAGCCCCGGCCTCTTTAACCATAACAATGTCACCAACTAAATAACTATGTGAGGCAAACGTTAACACTGTTGATGTGTTTCCGGTTGTCGTGTCTTTTGTTGCCGCTGTTCTTTTTCCACCTAGTAAAGATTCTGTTAAAACTTCTAGGGCTTGCGGATAACTTCCCTCTGTTGCACTAGCTCTAAACTCAACACCTAAAGCGCCCGTTACCTCGGGAATTCCTACGCGTGAAGCTTCTTGCTCTGTCGTGCTAGAAAGTGTGTCTCTAGAAAGTTCTTCTCTAGTTTTTGTCATTTCTAAAGTTCCGGCTAGAACTTCTTGATAGTCGGCACCACTTGAAGGGGTAACAACTGTTCCCTCTGTCACTTCTTTAACTAATGAAATTGAACTTTCATTTACTACTACACCTATCGTCATGTTTTTTCCTTGGTTATAAAGTTATAATATCTATTGTTTCAAAATTAGAACAACCCATGTTTGCGCTGCCTACATTATCAATAATTAATTCCGATGTGTCTAAAGTGTTGTCCCCGAACCAGTAAGAGTGCGTACAGGTTCCAATAGCTGTAGGATCTGAATAGGATCCGGCATTATACAAATTAGTCACTTGCGATTGAGTTAAAGCGTCTGAAAAGGTGCTTAACTCAATAATTTTATCGTCCCACATACCGGAACCAACTAAGTCACCTTCCCTAGTTCCTATATGACAATTGTTGTCCATAATAGTTGAGGGAATTACTGCGGGTATTGTTCCAGAACTTTCATCTAAAAGATGAACACCGTCCACGTAAAGCTTTGCTCTGTCTGTCCCTGATTCATTGCCGTCATATACAAAAACTAAATGATAATTTTTATCCGCCCTAGTAGGTCTATAGGTTGTCGAGGCCGAACCTACCCCAAAACTAAAAGCCGAATTAATCCACGTCCCGCTAAATTTACCGCCTGAGGCATCAAGTTCTTTTCCGTAGAAATACCAAATATTTCTACCGGAAAGATTTTGAGTCATGTCGATGTTTATTATAC